TCAAGCATTGCCATGTACTTTTTGTCATCACGGATCTCTCCTGTGTTAGCGTCGTATACAAGTTTGTTACGATATCGCATCATCACATCTCTGAGATATTGCTCCGCTTTAACTTTAGGAAGATTACCTACATCAATATAGAAAATTCTCCTTTCTGGAGCACGGGATAATCTGTATATAACAAGAGAGTCCTCAATCATCCGAAGTTGATTAAGGGATTTGATTGCCTTGTGTAGATAAGAAAGGACAGATCCTTTATTTCTATCTACTAAACCAGAGGTACAATATGCAATTGAATCTCTAGCAATTTTAATTCCAGCATCTGCACCCAAAGAATTAATGTTTCCTGTGGGATAAGATCCTTTAGGATTATAGATAAAAAATTCTTCCAACTTAGGAAACTCGAAATCCATGGGATTATCTTGTTTCGGTACTGGAAGTTTATACTTCTCACCGGCTGGTTTGATCTGTTTACGAACAAACCTCATTTTCATTGCGTCGATATAACGCAATTCCTGCAAACCTTCGTGAGGAGCATTGAAGTCAATTACTTTATTATAATAAAGTCTACCATCAATATACCAATTCCTATAAATTTCATGACATTTAGAATCAAAATCTAATAAGTCAATGATATACTTGAATTCGTCACGGATAGTTTTTTTAATACCATCACTAGCATTCAAATTGTCCAAATCAATCTGAACGGGAGCATCATTTGAATCTGAAACAATTGCTTCATTAACAATATCTTCAATAGCACTATCACACTCTGGGTGTAATGCCATCTCACGATATCTTTTTATTAATTCAAATTCGGTTCTATAAACACCCTCGATATCTACATAAGAACCAAAAAAACCACTGGACAAATAGTGCTCAACACCGTCTGCATCATTGGGTGCGACGGGCGAGACTATGCCAGGGTTTACGGGATCGTTGTCCTCAATCGAGAATCCAAAAAGTTTGGCCATAATTTATTCCGAGTGCTATTTTAGACCTAATAGTATTTAGTTAGTCTAATTATAGCACATTATCCGTTAGGAGTGCCACCCGAAATTAAATTGACGGACTGAACTGCGAATTCAACTGTAAATTCTTCTATTGTATCACCTGAATCATATGATAGATCTATAGGTGAAACTGTTATTGGGAAAATGTCAATAAACTCATATTCTTTAAGAACAGCATTAGCAGTTCCATCTGAGTTTTGACTTGCTTTAGTAGATCCTCTACCTAATTGGAATACTTTAGCATTAACCATATAGGAACTAGGATCAGTTGCTCCTAAATTATTTTCTAACCGAGCAATCTGCTGTGTCCATGATTCAAATGCATTTCTTAATCTGAAATCTTCATCCTGAATGATAGTGATGGACCAGTTATCGATAGTTCTGTCTCCGGCAACTTTAAAAATACGACCTCTAAATGGAATATCAATGGAAGCAATATTCTGTCCAGGCATTTGAGCAGCTTTGCACATATACCTGAAAATATCTGAATCCCAGTCAATACCATCTGGAAGTGTAGTAAGTTCTACCTCGAACAGATTGGGTCTTGCGCCGCCACCTATAAGTGCCGACTTAAATTGAGAAATTGTTTTGTTTTCTCTGGTGGTAGCCATGATTTGTTGTCCTCCTTGTTGTTATTTAGATCTATTAATAAAGTTATGCTCTACCTGCTACTTCTTCAAAACTGACTCCAGTTCTGGTAGCGATAAAGGTTAGAGTTACATAATTAATAGACTTCGCAGGCTTCAGATAAATGTCTGCTCGGAATTCGTTGTTATCAATAACATCAGGAGTATTATTCGTGGTGTCACAAATAACTAGGAATCCATAGAGACCTCTCTTCGCCTGAACATCACGGAGATATGGTTCAACGATATTGCGGAAGTTTGCTCTGGTTAACTCATCATTGAGTTCAAAGAGTTGTGCTTCTGCTGCCTTCTGCAATGACTGTTCAATTGTTAAGAACAAGCGACGAACGTTGATTCTATCGAATGCAGATGCATAAGCAAGACCGGTCTTGTCACCAAAGAGAAGGGTTCCTGTTCCGGGTTGAGTGATAACTGCGTTAACTCTCTTAGGATAAAGAATATCTCTTTGTGCCTTATCTGGGTTATATGCAAGTTTAATAGCGTTGTTAATAATACCACGCTGTTGACCTGCAGGTGAGAACCAAGGATAAGAAGTAATTGCAGTACGGCACATTAGACCAGCAATGTCTCCGTTAGTTGGAATGTAACGGAACTTGTTGTTAAAACGGTCATATGTATACTTATAACCACTATCAAATACTGCATAAGAAGATGATGATAGTGAAGCAAAGTAATCAACCAAACTGTTAGTTTGAGTAGTGCTATTAGTAACACCAACTAAATCTGCTCTATGTGGTCCAACGGTAGCAACACAATCCTTTCTATCATTTGCAAGAGAAATGAGTTTGTTTGCTTTTGCTTGAGACTCTCCTTGAGTAGGAAGTCCTGGACCCATAATTAAGAAATCTACTTCGACTTCATCCTTATTGGAGAACTCATTATATGAGGTCATCAAATCTCCAAGTGTTGCCTTGAATCCATTGAAGGTACTTCCTGAACTTACAACGCTACCACCCACAGAGTAGTCATCACCACCCGATAAGGTGTAAGTCTTATTACCAATAACGTTAAAGTTAACTCCTTGAGCATCTATACCCCATGTACCAGCGGCACTTCCTACTGGAGTATAGTCTGTAGTACTAGAGAATGTACTTGCTCTTGGATAAGATTCCCAAGAAGAGTAAGTATTGTTAGTTTCTCCAGGATTACCACCAGCATAAACATTGTCGGAGAAATCTGCAATGTATTGCTCGTACCAGTTCTTGGTTGGAGCATTAACTGCGGATACTGCGTCGAGTGCTTTAGATAGATTGAGATGCTTCTCTATAACATTACCTTGAATACCAGTAATCTTTCCACTGTCGTCAACGACTACAATGTGAAGAGCATCGTTCTTTGCGTCTCTATCCAAGCAATACTTGGTAGTGGTTGGTCTTCCAGCAACAGACTTCCAAGAAATGGAAGCATTAGTAAGACCTAAAGTTTGCTGATCGTACCAATCTTTAATTGGATTTGCTATTCCAGAAGCAAGATTTGGAGTAAATCCTAAACCAGCAACTGAACCAGCATTAGTAACGGTCTTGATATAATCACCTGCGGTAAATGCGTAACCAACAGTTCCTTCTGAATAATCAATCATTGTTTCTGTTCCTGCGGAGGAAACCCTAGAAACAATTCTTACATCAATGGTGCTGTCTGCAGCTGCACTAGCAGTTGTAACACCAGTGATAATACCTTTTAGATAACCGCTATATTGGGTAGTTGTTCCCAATCCAGCAATAACTCCGGAAATAGGTGCCGTAACACCATAACCAATCGTGCAACCAATTGCTGCAGGATCAGTTGTATTAACATGAAGGGTTTGATCTGAAAAGTCATCAATGAAGCAGACTTTAAGATCGTTTGCCCAAGAACCAGGGTTCTTTGCAGCGAATGTAAAATCAGTTGCATCATCATGATTGTTTATATAATCATCATAGTTGTCAATTCTACCAGTTCCTGTCATGGAAGTGGATGCAATACCAACACCAGCGTTAGCATTTGCCAGATATGGACCTGCTGTTCTAACTACCTTAAGGACTCCTCCATAAGTTAAGTAGGATGCCGCATTCATCCAATACTCATATTGAGCATCAGTTGATTGAGGTTTACCGAATACATTTATCAGATCTTGTTCTGTAGAGATGTCTATTGGTTGGTCAACGGGTCCAATCGTAAATGGACCAGCAATTGCTCCAATATTATCTAATACATTCTCAGCTCTTCCTACTGTAAGGTCAACCTCCCTTACCAATACACCAGGAGATAATTGTGGAGTCGCCATGTTTTTTCCTTTAATTATCAGTTATCTAGGAATTATTTATTGATTAGACACTTTACGACAAGTATTCCCACATATAAGACTTATCACCATATTCATCCGCATTAAACCAGCGGTCTCCATCCTCATCTACAAAGGTATCTTCATCCATTCCGTCTGTCATAAATCCAAATGGTGCCATATCTTGCTCTATTTGATTCTTCTGCTCTTCATATAATCTTTTCCTTACATCTTGATCAGTAAGTTCTTTAAAATAATCTTGTGCTACTAACCAAGCATATATGACCAGACACATTGCAAGGTCATCATTACACCCCTCTTCTGCTTCAAAGGAATTATGTTTTTGGATAAAAGTAGTTAATTCTGAAATAATATCATAATCACAAAAAATAAGTTTACTTTCTTCTATCAACGTCTTTAAGTTAAGAGAACCCACTTTCTTAACTGTCTTGGACATTTTTACTCCTAATTGAGTTTTCTTACCAGAAAATCCTTGTCCAACAACTTGACCAGCTCTTCCTCTCATCGAAGTCATTAATAAATTCTTATATTCCAAATCGTAATTAAGAATAGATGCTACTTGATCTCCCACATCATTTACTTCACATAAGACAAAAGCATCATTATACTTCTTCCCAATCTCATCAATAATTGATGGGAAAAGCATAGGTTTTATTTCATTATTCCTATATTTTGCTACTACTGAATGAGGGAATTCTGTAATGTCAACAATCACAAACGCAGAATAATCTTTATTTACTCCTCTAGCAACATCCACTGCCATTGCATAATCATGACCTTTTTGAGGTTCTACAAAAACATCAAGTCCAGCACTGGTAGTCTCCGGTGCTTGATAAATCATACTTCTTAATTTACTAGGAGCAATAAGAGTATCAACTGATCCTAAAAACTCACATTCAAACTCAATCTTAAATTGTTGTTCTGATGTGTTTGCAATAGTTTGTTCCTTCCAAACTTCATCCCTACCCGGAACTTCTGACCAATGAACATCCGTGGGAACATATTCATTCTTTCCTCTTTCCGCATCATGCCAATACCTATAAAAATGGTTCATCCCGTGAGGGGTAGAAACCATTATGACTTTCGTGCTTTTACCAGAAGTAATAGTAGGATAAACAGAGGCAAAAA